GGAAAATCTGACATTTCCGCTCTATCGCCCCTCATTTCTATTTTATCTTGTTTGTACCCCTTGTACACCGATGTTTACTATGACTGGGTAGAATAATTTTGCAAAGCCGCTCCAGCTCTCCGCCGGGGCGGTTTTTCATTGCGCGTAGTCCGCCACACCAGCTTCCACAATGGCCACGTTCGCCCACATCAGTGCCTCGTCCAGCTTCGTCAGCGCAAGGCTACGCTCCCGGCATGGCCCGATCTTCAGGATCATCTTTTCGGCTTCTTCCAGCTCGTTCCGCAGCTCAAGGGAGTAGTCCTGCTCCCGCTGGCTGTAAGCTCTCCGTTTGTACATTATTATTTCCTCCACGGGCAGGTGTCGCCCGGTCTGCGTTCTTCATACGTCGGCTTCAGGGCGCTCTCGTCCCCGTAGTGGATGGCCTTGTGTGTCGCATCCGACACACTGATAACATTCTCCGGGTCGAACAGTGCTTCCCGGTGCTCGAGAATGTCCTCTTTCGTCAGAGGGTTGATGTGGTGTATCGTAATGCGCGTCCGGCTCACCTTTCCTCCGCTGACTGTGATGTCTGCGATAGGATGGTCTTTGCACCCGAGGTCGCAGCCTCCGTCCCGCACGATGATCCTGTCCCGGAACTGCCGCCACTCCTTCGAGCGGTAAAAGTCCTGGTTCAGGTATCGGTCAAACCCGAAGGTGTCCTTTCCCACCGTCCCGTGAAGCTGTAAATACTTCAGCCTCTCCTCGAATGTCCCACATCGGCACATTTCGCTGTAGCTTTTCATTTCAGCATCTCCACAATTTCGTATAGCAGTGAAATCATGCCCGTAAGGCCCGCCATACAAAGAGCACTTCTGCTCAGGGCATTATCCGGTTTCTTCCCCAGCCATACCGCCAGCAGAAAGGCCACAAAACATGCAAGGAAGCTAGACAACAGTATCCTCTCGAACTCTGTCATAGAGCCGCCTCTTTCTCAGATGTACCCGTGGTCCATTGCAAATGCACCCGCAATCAGGAATGTAACTGTCGCAAGAAACACGGCCCACAGCATATTGTCCTGTTTCTCGTTCACACCGCCGTATTCACCGAACCAGAACACTTCTCCAAACAACGCTGGGACTGCCACGACCCAAAGCATCCGGAACACCTCAGCACTCATACTCTTCTCCTTCGCCATCATCCTCGCCGGAATACTCTCTCATAGCCTTGAGCACTTCCCGGTACAGCTCTTCGTTGTCCTTCGCTGCATTGATCGCCTCTGTCTTTGCCCGCAGCAGTTTGTTTTCTTCCTCGAGCTTCTGCTTTTCCAGCATTGTCTTACTCGTCGCCAGCTTCAGGAAGTGGGTGGTCTCTGCAGAAGAGGCTGTTCCTTCCCGTATCCGCTTTTCCACCAAGTCCATTGCCAGAGAGATCATCTGGTTTTCTCGTGCTTCCGGAGTCAGTGCCGGCCTCATTGCGGGCAGGTCAGCGCCGGAAGTTTTTCTTGCGCCCATTTCCGGCACCATCCTTTCTGTAAAATTCTGTCAAATATCGTTCGCGTTCTTATCCGCCAGATTTTGGTTTACCCGCCATTGCTGGTGTTTTTTGTTTTTTTTTTTTCAAAGTTTGTCATGAATAACTTCATGACAAAAATAAAAGGCTTTTCTAAGGGTTCACGGGTATGTCAGAGCAAAGCAGTAACTCGACACAAAAGGAGGAAATGATTTTGGGAAAGTTCTATTGGAGGTTGAACGATCATGAAAACGTATCCATACCCGTACCACAAAGGTATAATAAGGGAGTGTACCCGTGAACCCTTAGAAAAACCGCCGAAGTCCGGTCTACTCCCCAGACCTCGGCAAGTTTGGCTTTTGTCAGTTGTCCTATAAAGCCGCGAAATTCCAATGAGTTTTTCGCACATTCGATATATTGACTCCTATTCAACTTTACGATAGACTTGGTACCAAAGGAGAAAGCAGTATCCATCTATCCCTAAAGAAAGGAGGTGTACTCGAAATGCGAAACAAGAAAATTCGGAAGTTATCCAAATATCTCTCTGATTCACAGCACACTCATTACGTCCCTGTAACTATGGAGCAAATGCATCAGAACATCATCGGAGCTCTCAAAATTTTCAATTCCTATATGAGTGTAGTTGTTGAAGAGAGTCAGAACAACTGAGTATAAAAAACGCTGGCATCCGTATGGAGGTTCGGATACTGGCGTTTTTGCTTTGTAAAATATCAACGGAGTCTGATATAGGACATGAAAGCCCAAATATCATTTTTCCCTCCGGAGAAATATCAAAGACCGGCGCGATTTGAGAGGGGGTGTTGATTTTGCGACCCCCTCCCTATCCCCTTACGCGCTTTGCGCAAGGGTCGTGTCGTCTTCGACCTCCATCTTGAGCTTCTTGTAGATGTTGAGCGGGTCGTTGGCGATGATTTTATCAATAGCCTGCTCAATTTCGTATGCATTCTCTGCATCCGTCAGCTGGTCAGAGGTATAGGCCAGCCGCATCAGCAGTCCGCAGGAGTTGTAGCCCTTATCCATATCGAAACGATACCAGTCGTCGAACTGGCTGTAGGGATTATAAGGGTTATCGGTCGTTGTTAAAAAGCATCGAATCATAGTTCAAAGCCTTCCTTACTTATTCAGAGCACTGTAAACAGTGGACTCGGGAACACCACAAGCTTTGGCAATTTCGTTATAGGTATACCCGTTGGCGAGCATCGCTTTTGCTTTGGCCATCTTCGCGTTGGTTATCACAGTAGCAGTCTTCGGCATTGCTCGCTTAACAATTTCGTCCGACTTAGAAGCATTAAGAATCTTTGTCAACTTGGAATCCGAAATTGCACCTTTCTGCACAGCTTCCCATTCACGGTCTGTGAACGTAATGCGTGTCTTACTTCCGCTTGCACCGATTGAATCACGCGCACGCTGCATCTCAACGGAAGAGATCTTCTTGATTTCCTTCTTGTCAAGCTTAGGATCAAGGTCCAGCGCCTGAATCTTTGCCTTAATGTTCGCGTTTGCTATCACCATGGCGCGGCGCTCTTTCGGCTTGTTAGCAATGACAGACTCAAGCTTCGCGTTGATGGAATCAACTTCCGCGCGATACTCTTTGGCAGCCGCAGGGCTGTAAACCAAGCCCTTCATGTTAGCAGCTTCTTTCCGAGCCTTCCGTGCAAGTGCTTTCAGCTCGTTCGAGAAATCTGCATACAGATTCTCCTGCGGCGTACCGGAAGAGAGGGTGCGCGCATCGGGCGTCATGGAAATAAGGCTTACCTTCTGCTGTGCATCAACAAACTCGCCTTTCTTCTTATCGAAATACCGGCGGCCAGACTCTTTGTAGATAAGCTCACCAGTTTCCTTATCAATGCGGGCACTACCCTTACGTTCGGGGACATATACGGTCTGCTTACGGCGAGACAGCAGTGTAGATGCACCACCAAAGTGTTCATTGCCGTCCTCATCCACACGGATCTGCCACTTTTTCTTCAGTTCCTGAATACCACTCTCCCGCTCAGACCGCTTGTAATCCAGCTTGTGTTTTTCTGCATCGATGACAACCATCGAATGCTTGACTGCACGAGCAATCTCCTTTTCATCTGCACCGCGGAGTGTCATATCCGTGATGAGGTTAGAGATGATGCCCATCTCTTTCTGCTTTTCTTCCTTCTTCATCAGGCGTACACCATTCGGGTTGCCTTCCGGGACAGCATAAGCAGTCTTAGGGTCAAAGTCTTTCAGGTCTCTCAGTGCAGCTGTCGCTTTGACAGCCACCTTGCTGGAAATGGGGATAGCAACGACAGTATCACCATCGAAATCTGCACCAGACAGGCGCTCTGCAACTTTGGAGTTAATACCGATGGCATCCTGAATATTGCCGAAGTTCCGCTTGCCACTGACATTCTTGTTGTTGACCGTAACGATAGGAATCTCAAAAGTACCCGCATGAGGATAACGAATCAGCGCAAGCTGAGTGCCGTTCTCATAAGTCGGGCAGTAGCACTCTTTCTCGCTGATTTTGGTCAGGGGCAGGATGACCTTAGTAGACTGACCCGGGAAAGACGAAGCCTTCAATGTCATTGAGTTCCCCTCGCAGGTATCTGCGAAATCAATCAGCAATTTCTTCTTGATAGTCGGGTTGTCATAGTTCATGATCTCTTCGTACTCAGCCTTGCGGTCAGCCAGAGTAAGATTGAGTTGCTGCTTAATGAGTTTGATGGGCTGCTTGGAGAGGAACTGCGAGGACAAATTTTTTGCCATCGTGTCCCATTCGCCTTCCTCACGGAGCTTATTGATGGGAGAAAGATGCTTCTTCCCGTCGGCACCAATGTACTCGCTTTGTCCAGCCGCAGTAAGAGCTGCACCAAAGGGATTGTCCGGGTCGTCCTTGATGGGCTTGAGCACCTTCATCTTGGGCGTGCCAGAGGGTTTGTTCGTATTGAAAATGACATCATATCCATCAGGCACATCATCAGAATAAACAGCCATGCCCTTGAGGTAGTGACTGTTATCCACCATGATGCGGACCTGCGCATAGTGGCTGTTGCCAAGGCTCAGGTCATCCACGCCGCGGCGAATCTCGATAACACCATCCTTGTCCAGACCGCCTTCGTCACCGTAGCGAATTGCAACACGGTCGGAACTCATGCTGGACGGACGCTGGAGCTTCTGGAATGTCTCACCACCATCATCCGAGTGGTAGTCACCCAAAGACTGAATGTCACCCTGATGCTCATACGCATACTTCTGGTTGTACTCGGGCTTTGCCAAAACAGTAACATTCGTCTGCTGGTTGATGTTGGTTGGCTGACGAATACCAACGCCGTAGCGCTGATAACCATACTCAGCCTCGAGGATGTAGATGGCCTCGTCAAGCTTACCTTCGGAGACGCCAAGAACCAGATTTGTGCCTTCAGACACGTCAATCATGCCCTTTTTATCGACTTCCGCCTTCAGCGTCTCGGCGATTTTCTGAGCCTGATTTGCCTTCTCGCCGATACCGTTGTTGTACATGGAGCGAACAGTAGACTCAGAAAGGCCTAACTTCGCGCCGATTTCAGTCCACTTCAGACCGTCATCTTTCAGAGCGCGAATCTGGTCGTACTGGAGTGCTTTCCGCTCATGAAGAGCCTTCTGCTGAGCAACTCGGAACTCGGTCGTTCCCATCTTGTACTCGTCGGGCAGCGTTGTGTTGATCTGTTCGAGAATCTCTTTCTCGGTGAACTTGCCGGTCTTCTTCAGTTCCTCCACACGGGAAAGGAAATCGCCGGAACGCTGGTAAGGATTCTCACCAGAGCCCCAAGGATAGCGGCCGGAGTGGCGCTTGGTACCGTAGTGTTCAAGGCTGTCGGTCTCGTCGTCTACGTCATAAAAGAATTTGATGTCTTTTTCAATCGGATTCATGCTGCTTCTCCTAACTTCAATTCCGTAATGATTTTATCAAACTCGATGATTTTGTCCATGATAGGCTTGATTTCAGCCTCGGTCGGGTTGACCGTAAAGACATCATCGTTCTGATAAATGCGGTTTTCGATTTGGATGTCCTGCGGGTGTACGCGGTACTCCAAACAGAAAAGTGCATCATAAATAAAGAGCTGCTCCATATGTGCAGGAACAGCTCCGGTCTTGAGGTCGTGGATTCGCAGTAAGTTGTTCTTAAAAGTGATAGAATCTGCCGTTCCGAAGCAGTTGCTCGAATAATAGAGCACCTGTTCCGGTGTCATACGGAAGCCGATGGCATCGTTGACGTAGGCGTTGAGCGTCTTTTTGCTTTTCGGCAGCTTCTGACCAAGAGCAATACACTCTGCCGCAAATGCGTGCAGTCTTGTGCCATTTTCCTTGGCCTGATAGCTGGCATAGGTCTCGGCAAGGCGTGCAGCATCATAGTTTATCCAATGATACTTACTCGCACCCAGAAAGGCGTGCAGACCTACGAGCTTGGAATGATCGTTCCAGTTCATTCAGTATCTCCTCCTTGTTCTCCGGGTAGATGAAAGCAGCATAACTCATCTCGTTCATCTTTTCTACATAGTAGTCCTGATTTGGGCGATGAGATGCTCTTGCTGACTTCTTGCCTTCCAGTGCGGCCCATGTGTCTTCGTACAGAACCACGAGGTCAGGAATACCCTGTATCTCGTTAGGGTCTGCGTGGAGCACAATGCAGCCAGGAAAGCGAGACTTCAGCTCTTTCACCAAGCCGGTCTTGAATGTGTTTTCTAACATGTCAACCTCCAAAATAAAAAAGGAGTAGAGCACGTCTGAGACGCATTCTACTCCTCCTCATAAAAGAGGCAGATTTTTTCGCGTGAATTTTTCACGCGAGATGGGTTTTGGGGCAAAAAGAAAAGCCCTTACGCAAATCACGTAAGGGCCAAGAAAATATGTTATCTGCTAGATGAGATTGAAAAATTCCAGGTCGTAGTTCGGCGCACCTGCCTCGAACATCATGTGGCCAGTTGCATCGGGCATATACTTATACTCGCCGAAATCCTCATGGGGTGCAAGATTGTGTACCATATAGCTCTCAGGACGGATAGGCCTTGAAAATTCACTGCTGTTCCGAGTAGTCTTGCACTTGGGGCAGTACCACTCCTCGTGTGCTTCTTCGACCAGCGGTGTGCCGCATTCGCAAATCGGAGCTTTGGTATGTACCTCAGCGAACTTGTCGGCGTAGCAATGTACTTCGTTTCCGAAGCTATCGGTGGTTACCCATTCTTCAATCCCGGCGTCATTGATAAAGGACTTCTCATAGTCTTTCATTATTTTCACCTCTCGAAAAAGTGTGGTCATCGGTAGTCTTTACTATATGCTCATTGGCAAGTTTATGCAAGTCTACATTATGGACAGAATGTGAATTTTTCGTGCTGTGGCCAAAAGCCCACTTTTTATCGTTAGTTATTATATTATTTTATCAAAAATTTTATTAAATTGAAGAAAAAAGTGGGTTTTTGGGCTTTTCGTATATTTTTAACTCAAATACGTTAAATTTTGTGGCCAAAAATATTTTCAAAAGTGGGCAGAAAGTGGGCTTTTGGGCATTAGGGTCTCACTCGACCGGTTAAATCATGCCTTTTTCGCTTAGCCAAATGAAAAGTGATAGCAGAAACATAAGAATCAACGCGCCTATGAGAACCTTTTTTGCTTGCGCATCATGCTCATGCCGCTTCTTCTCTTCAAACTCCATCCGCTTGAGCTCAAGTTCTTTCTGGTTTTCCGATTCCTTGATTCTCGCTTCATCCACGAATCGGCGCGTCTCCTGATAGTCGTCCAGCCGCACCTTCGTCCCACAATACTCACAGAACATAAAGTCTCGATTGCCGTCTTTCACCATAAGCTCAGCACCGCAGCTAGGACATTTTACCGTTCGTGCCATCACCAGCACCTCCTCATCGTTGAATCAAGAATACCATTGAAGTGTTGAAACGTCAAGGATTTTAGGGCGGAAGGCACCATATTATATTATTTTCAATTTTTATCATAATAAAATCTTTCCTTCTTTACTTTTGTATGATACACTCAGCATATAATCATATGTTCAACTTTTAGGGAGGGCCAAAGTATATGCATAGAAATAATAATGCCGATACCATCTCCATTGGGAACTATACAGTCTCATATGACAAATTTATTTCCGACATAAATATGGAGTACATCGCCGATTTAGCCGCCGAGGCTCTTAAAAAACATCCTGAGCCATTAAAAGCTGCGAAATTTCTCATAAACAGCTCAACATTTAAGAAGCTATTTTGGAATATACCCGACTTTATTCCATATGATGAAGATTCTGACGACCTTCTTTATAATGCTGGCTCTGCTTTTATTTTAAGTCAAATCACAATGTGTCTTACGATAGCCTACATAGCAGGTCTCAGTCCCTCTGATAACAAAGTACGAACATTTATCTTGTCAAAATTTCATAACAAAACTGTAAGCACAACTCTTGCCACGCCAGAGTCTGAGTATTTAGAAAGAGTAATATTCGGTGTCCTACATATTGCAGGGAATATCGTAAGTACCGAACATATAGGTCGAAGTGCATGTAAGTGTTTTTTCAAAAAGTGTAAAAGATTTAATCCTTCACCAACACATACACATTCTCGAGCGGCACAATAGTCCTGCTCTGCTCTCCCTTGAATCTCATGATAGCCAGCCGGTCAATGTGCGAAATGTCAAACATCTCGACAAATCCGAAAACTTCTCCAAATATCCGCTCCTCCCCGGCCACGGACGGAGGATTTTCATGAAGACCTTATGGTTCATGGCTTTTTCTTGGATTTTATGTATTTTTCTTTGCCTCCTTTGATTCTTTAATAATCCGCTTGTAATAATAGAAATCATTTTTTACGCAATAGAGCACATCATCTGCTTCATAGTAAATCTTACAGACCTGCCAGTATCCTATAAGTAACGCTAAACTAAACATATACGTTTTTCCTGCATCAATCGCATGGGTCCATAAATACAGAAGAACCTTCTTTGTATCAATTTTGTACTTTTTTCGCATATTTACGACATCTCCTTAGAAATCCTCACTAAAGAATTTTTCCAAGTCAAAGGGCTTCCCATCGATCATATCAAGCATTCCTTCAACGCTGCTTCGCGGCAATTTCATCGGCAATGCAATTCCGGCCTTTTCACATTTCATAACCAGTTTAATGCCACTTTTCCCTCTAAACATGCATCTGGTTTGGTCAAGGCAAATATCCTCATTATTGATGATGTACTCAAGTGCCTTCTTTCCACCAATAACTCCAGTTGCCGCACCCAGCACAAACACGCCACCGACGATTGCAACCGTCTTCCAGTTGATTTTCTTTTCATTGTTCTTTTTCATAATAATTTCTCCTTTGACTTCACAAAAATCAAAGCCTCACACTCGCTTAGCACACGAATGTGAGGCCTTTTTATTCACTTAGCTCTGAAGCACAAAACACACCTGTGAACTTACGCTTTCTCGCCATCCCACACATATCCCGTCTCCTCATACAGGAGCTTCGGGGAGATGTAGTAGGAAATCCGCCCATACCGCGAGTCCATCTGCTTGATGTCCGTGATGACTGCCCCGTTTCTCGTGGCCTTGCCAATCGGGAGCCAACCTCCAATGATACCAGCCCGTATCCACGCAGAGTCACGACCGTAAACTCTCGCAGCTACTCGCACCGGAACAGAGCCTTTTGCAAATTTGATTTCTTCCATAATTGTTCAACCTCCAAAAATTTGTGTTAAAGGCGGACTTTTCCATCTCTTACATTGGGCATCACCTCCTTTAATTCTTATCCTAGAATAGAAAAATAAAGAGCCGCAGATTTCTCCACGGCTCCAATGACTCGATTAGTCTTTCACTTTTTGTTTTGCAATGCCGATTTCAATAAACCCCAGCCGGTGCGTAATTGGTGCGCACTCCATGTCGTGCGGCAGAGGCCAGTTATTACCAATGTCGAGTCCACACTGCGTGAACCCTTTAGTATAGCCATGTACCCAAACGCACATCGTACCAAGTGCAACAATCATACCTCCGATAAGTTTCTTCATAATTTTAACCTCCAAAATATAATTTTGAGACTAATCATCTCATAAAGCAGGCTGAATTTTTCGCGCCAACTTCACGGCTTCACTTCCACATCAGGCAGAATATCAGTATGGAAGTAGAGCTTATAGTGGTATGGGTCGGTCATCGTACCAGTAATGTCCTCCACGACATACATCGTATAGGAATTCAGGTAAATATAATTTTTCTTATATCTGCCTCAACAAATTCTTTCCGGGCTTCAATCATATAATCATTGAAATATTCGCTCCCATTATGAGCATTCATATACAGGTCATTGGCACCCATCAACTTCCCTTGATAAAGTCCAAGTGCATATCCTTCATCATATCCTTTTCCATAGCGTTCGCAATATACTTTGCGAACCTCTGCATTGTGAATACGAATCAGCACACACGCTCCAACAATACCAGCAATAGTGCTAATACCAATTTTCCACGCTTTTTTCATAATAAGTATCTCCTTTCAAATATGAGTTTACCTCATAAAGGAGTCTGTTATTTTCGCGTCTTCTCATCGAACTTCACGGGCTTCACAGTCAACTCCCGCATGGCATTAACCGTTGTCAGCATCGGATCTGTCCAGAATATCTCTTTGACATATTCAGCAATTTTTCGAAGCATTTCTACACCTCCACATCTTTGTGACCTGACGAGCCGTGAGCCAGCCCTCAACATCATCGTGGCCAAGTAGCTGCGCACCCATCACCTCGATAAGCCCCTGCTCAAAGCCATAGGAACCCCAACCCCAAACGCCATCCCAGATACGATTTCCAGCAGCATCATATGCAATGATTTGCTCACCGCCATCGAGCCGTCCGCCCGGAAGATACTCCTGACAGTCTTGTCTGTCCATCTCTGGCCAACGACGTCCATAAGTATGCGGAACCTTAGCGTGCTTCAGCAGAATATCCAGCTTCTGCATCTCGGTCATGTAATTCCAAACCCGGAGTTTCCAGGTTTTCTTAGACATGTTTCTCATTTCTGCATTTCCTTTCGTCAGTCTCCATTGCCTTTACGATTTTATGCTGGATATAAAGTACACAGCCAGCCTGACTGCCACACCCAAATGAAGCCAGCAATCCAGCAATAGCATTCAGACAGTTCAAGTCTTCTTCGGTAAATATCATTTAACCTTTACCCTCGCTTCTTCAAACTTCACCGGCTTCTTACTCCCCTCCCGCGCACACTCCGTCATGCACTCGTTGCAGGGCTCGTCCGTCTCCAGCACCTTGAAGCTCTTGCACTTCGGGCAGTAGGTTGCATAGTCCACTTCGCGTTTCCAGTCGCTCATTATAAGTAGTCCTCCATTTCGAGAATCTCCACTTCCCCGCAATCGGGGCAAATTAAAGACAGTGTACAGGTCATAATACAGACCCTGAAATTCACATTCGGCAAAATATGTTCGGCTTCATTTGTCAAAGCACATCCGCATTTCCGACAGCGAACAATTTCTCGCATACAGTCACTCATCTGATTTTACCTCCCGAACGATTGTCACATTCCCACAATGAGGGCAAGTCGTCATCACTCCGTCTGGAATATTGGTATACTGTGATCTTTTGCGGACCCACCATTCGGTCGGCGCTTCAAAATGCATACCACAGGAACTACAGACAACTGTGATAAGCGGTTCATCGTTCGAGCTTTTCATCTTCACCGCAAACCTATCATCCAACTCGGGATGGGTCACGTGCTGGTTAAGAGCCCACAGCAGGTTCCAGCAGGCAGCTCGCAGGTGGTCCTCGTCGTCCATGCCGACCATGTACTTGGCCAGATGTCGTGCAGCACTGTCCAGCAGCGAATGCAGCGGGATACCCTTATCCACGTTGTGCTCGCCGTACTTCAATGCACCTTCCTCGCAGTGCTTGCTGACCTCCATGATGCCGTACCAGGGCAGAAGGTCCATCCGTCCCTTCCCTGCATGCATATCACGCTTTGCACCAGTTTCAAATTCGGTGCGGTCACCAGAATCTTTAATCATTTGTTTTACCCTCCAATACTGGACTAATCATGTCTTGTGTTACAAACGAGAAATCGTCATCTTCTATTTCTAAATTCCACATATTGATGATTAGAAGCAATGCCGCATCATCATCGAAAATACGCGCAAGTTTATCTTCTCCCATTTTCTTGAGTCTGAAAGCAATTTGCTTGCTCTGCCTTGCAAAATGACATCTTGGATGGAAGAACTGTTCAGGACTTCTTATTGTTTGTCGAGCCTTTCTGCGGTTCACCGATCCTATGACCGCATATTTAACCTTATCATCCAGCAAATATCCAAAGATTGTACCATCATACCGAATCTCGATGTGATGCCAAATTGCAGACAATGGACTTTCAGGATTCGGAGTATACACTAATATACCCTGCGTAACTCCCAATGTTTTCTTAAAGTGGTTACTTAAAAGAATCTTGTTAATCTTTTTTCGAGTCTTTTTCGATATGTTTCCCATTAGCAGAACCTCCTGATTCTTCCCTGCATAACCTTGTTGGGAATATCCAGCCACCGGATTTTGCACTTGTCTTTGTAGTCAGGACGCAGCTTCTGTAGAATCATCTTCAATGGCTGCCTTGGCCGCGTCATGCAAATATCAAGGACTTCCTGCTGCCGGCTTTCGTCGGAATTGACAAGCCTGCTCAACATACTCTTGTTTTCTTCAAACAAGTCCATAAAACAAGCCGCCACTTTCTCGCAACATTCCGCAATCGCGTTTAAGACATCTGCAAATTTCTCACAGATCGTCGCAGCAAGCCTCAAAGAATCATAAATATCATGCTCCATAAAATTTCCTTTCGTTAAACGCTTTCTTTGAGTTCAGTGCCCTCGAAATCGCAAGGTCGATCCCCGCCCTTGACTTCAGATGGTAATACCACAGATTCTTGTACGGGGTGTTCAGCCGGTCGATCCGTCCTGCAGCCTGCCCCATAATCTTATAGGAGTAGTTCTGGCTGTAGAATATAATGGTGTCCGTCTTGATGCAGTTCCAGCCCTCTGCCCCGGCATTGTACTGCACGAGATAAACCCACCTGTCGCCGTCAGGAATTGGCTGATGTTTATGACCATTCCACTGAGCAACCTCAACGCCGTGGTCATAAGGCAGATTCAGCAAAATGTCCAGCTCATAGTCAAAATTATAGAAGATAATGACTCTTGGCCGCGTCATGCAAATATTAAGGACTTCCTGCTGCCGGCTTTCATCGGAATTGACAAGCTTCCTCAACATATAGCAAAACTCGCTGGCTGTCTCTATCGGTCTATCCTCCCAAGGATTCCAGCGGTTCTTGCAGATTTGCAAATACTTCGGCTTGTCATAGTTCACAAAAATATTCTCATGGTGGGATACTGTGGCCCGCTCGAAGTCCATGTCAACCAGAATCCGTTCCCGCAGCCGTACCAGTCGCTGTGTGTTCAAATATCTGTCGATCTTCGGATATTTGGAAAAGCGGCTGTAGACCACATGCTGGTTGTTAAATTCAGTCCGATTTCGGAAGAAACCGTTTGCGATGAACACCGGAATATAATCTGTCCAGCAGTCCCCCGGCGTAGCGCTCAGAAGAATCCACTCATTTTCCTTTGCGATTTTCAGGAAAGACTTGACCCATTTACCACTGCCAACGACTCTCTGTTCATCAAATATAACAAACGCATTCTTCACACCTACGTACTTTTCGATGTTATTCCAGGAATCCACCGTTACACTGTGCTCGTAAATATCAAGCTCTGGATCGGTACTCATGTAGAAATGAGCCAACTCTTCGTCCCACTCACCCGTATCCCGTTTCCGGGCAGTCGTGATGATATAAAGATCCGGGGGCTCTGTCATCCTTGCATATTCTTTTGTGTTTATTTGTCCACCATAGAGTCTGTAGTAAAACGCCAAACTCGTTCTCGATTTTCCGCTTCCTACGCCTCCGCATAAAATGCAGCCGATTTTCATACGGTTAATAGCATCTAATTGATAGTCATAGAGCGTAACTCCTGCCATCAGCCTGATCACCTCATTTCCAGCATCACATGGATGTCTTTTTCCCGGCAATGATTCTCATACGCCAGAAGCGAAATCGTTGCTTCCTCTTCGTCCTCTCCTTCACCCCGGACAGTATAAGCAAAGAGTTCCTTCCGATTTTTACGGAAAACCTTCCAGAGTTCTTTCTTTTTAGTGGAGTCCGTGCTTTTTGCAGTAGGACGCATATTGCAAGCCTTATCTACTCTGCGAAGTCCGCCCATAAATATTACGCCTCCTTAAGATGGCAGAAGTCCGTGTAATAAACCAGGTCGTAATCCAGCGGATGGTTGTTCCAGTCGTAGTTCTGCTCGTAATCAGCAACCTCATCACGCTCGTCGAGTTCGCGGCAAATATCATCGTTGTGCTCATAGAACCATTCCAGCGGAAGGTCGAACTTGTTGCACAGTTCCGGAATATCAAAGGCCCAGCAGCCGTAGTTGGTGTTCTGCATACCCTCCGAAACCATGTAATCGACGATCTCTTTTACTTTTTCTCTGCTCATAATCCTTACTCCTTCTATTGTTCAAATATCAGGCTCTTTGGCCCGGTTGCGAGTCATGCGGGAATCGAACCCGCCGTACAGCCCATGCTAATGACTCAAATAAAAGAGCCCCAGATTTCTCCAGGGCTCTCATGTGCTTATTCTTCAGGTGTACAATAATCAACGTCGAGATGCACTTTACCTTCACTATCCGTGTAGGTGACGAACTTTCTCGGCTGATGGAACATCTTCTCGTACTTCTCGACGAACTCCGGCAAAAGCTCACCGAAATCATCCTCCGTGAGGCCTACAATCAGGAATGTTCCAACGATAATATCAATGGGGATACCATAAGGGCCGTTGAGCGTCCGGTTGAGTTTCTCCATGCAATCATCATGCAGCTTTCCTTCTTCGTTGCAAATCAATGCCACCTCATCGTCCCACGGGTAAACAGCCTGGATCGGGCCTTCCACCTCTTTCTGGAGCGATTCCAGAGAACCGTCAATGTCGATCACTTCAGGGTAATGCTTTGGGCGAACCCTCAGAACTTTCATACTGTCAACCTCCCAAATTGCACATCAAAAAAAAAATATAAATCGAGCTGTTTCCTTAGAGCCGCCATTTGCGACGTGGGCACTCACCGGCTGGAGCATTGGACCAAGGACCGACCCTGGCACTCGAAAATATCAATGCTTAGTAGATTTCAAGGGTATCTACTCTTTTATCAATTTTTCTGCGCTCGATGACATCCGGCGCAGCGTTGCCGAGATTAACCAGATAAAACGGGATTCCGTAGTTCTTAGCTGCGATGTTCTCGATGATGCAGCCGCGGAACTCACGAGCCTCGTCAAAGATACCGATGAAATAGTCTGCCTCGGAAAGCTTCTTGATGGACTCACCGAGATACCACAGAGCCTCATTCACGTTCGCCGGAGGGTTTCCCTCAAAATAGGTCGGGATGACCTCGAGTTCTTTATCGAAAACGGCTTCGGCGATCCGGTGGAGCTTATCGAAGGTCTTGCGGATGTCTTCCTCGCTCCGCTTGCGCATAGGGCAGCTGATAAATAACTTCTTCATGATTTCCTCCTTAGAACGGCAGGTCGTTTCCAGTCGCGGGCTCTGCCATGTTCACCTCAGGTGCAGCGTAGCGGGCAGCATACGGGTCAGAATCCACATCCTGCTCCACGTACATGACATCAGCATACAGGCTGAACTCACCCGGGTTGTTGCGCTTCTCCACGAGATTGCACAGGCAGTTGACGTTCTTGACACGGATGTAATCCAGCTGACCGACCATGTCGATGTCACAGAGCAGCTTCTTGCCGGTAGTAGTCACCCAGTAGACGTGCGGCGGCCACTTGGACTCCATGTTGACGTTGACCGGAACGAAATAGGTCGGCAGAAACGACTCATCATAGGTCTTTTCCGGATTCGGACGGGTCTGCTTGACCGTTACACCCATATCCATCAGATGATGCGCCATGTCTTCGGTCAGAACCAGATTGACCCGGCGCTTGTTGGAGCCGAAGCGGTCACGGCTGGGGTCGCCGCTGAAGTTGGTAGTAAAGATGAAGCGAGTATTCTCGATAGATACCTTCTGGCGTTTGTTAATCATAAATATCAGTCTCCTTTTTATCGTACATCAAAATTCTGCGCAGCTTCGTCCTGCACATCGTCCCACGGAATATCAGGCTTCTGCCAAGGCGGCAGCCCGGCATCATCGGAGGCAAAGCTATCAAAGTCTCCATACTCGGAGATCGCCTCAACGGCTTTTGTCGCCATCTTATCAAAATAAGACCGGTCGACAGTCTCTTCTAGATGCAGGTTATAGACCATCTCGCTTTCCAACCAGCGATAATCTTTCGCACCTGTCACAGAGTCATACTTGGTCTCACCGTTGTCTTTGGCACCGGCTTCTCTCACAAGCAGTGCGCCGCCGCATCCGGGTTTGATAGGGCAGAACTGGCCAACGCGCCCGACAAAAATATAATTGTGCTCTCCTTCGGCCAAGTCCTCGTTTTTGTCGAGGTAGATAGCGCCCTTCGACACCGATTTGGTCTCGCAGAGATCATTGAACACAATATCTTCGTGAGAGAAGAGCGTCTTAAATACATACGGAACCTGAAACTGAGTACCGGTGGCCGTCCACTCTCCGCCTTCCTTCTCGTTATCTCCCGGCACGTATCCATACCGAGCCTTGCAGTCAGCTGCGTCCATATACCTTGCAATGTAGACCGCATTGTTCACAAGGCACATCTTCTCGTAGGTAGCCTCATGCTCAAACTGGTAGCCGTACTTCTCTGCAAACTTCATGCAGAAGTCGATGATCTCCGGCGTAGCACCGGGGATCTTGATGGAGTCGGTCTTGATATGGGCAACCGTGAAACCGCGCTGCTGTACCTCATCCTGCAAAGTGCGCATAAACAAAGCGCCGCGCAGGGCGACAATGTTGTTCGCGTTCTTCGGATTACGGAACGGGTTATCGAAAGTCGCGCTGGTCAGACCGTACACCGAGTTGATGGCAATCTTCAGCGCCTGCGCCAATGCTTTCGCCTGTGCAGGGTCATCCAGATACTTGGCCAGCTTCCCGCCAAAGAGCTTCTTGGCCTTGTCGTACTCCTTATGTTTGACATAGATACGTACATCCATAAGGTCATTGAAGTTTTTGGTGTACTCACCAAAGTAGTTCATGGCGACCGCCGAGTGTGGATGAAGTGATGCCACATCCAGCAGCGCGACATTCCAGTACATGCCAGGTTCGGCATAGACATAGCCGCCCAAACCAAGGTCTGTTCCACGGAACATGTTGTGCATCCGGCCATCGTCGCCTTTGGTCCACTCGTAACCCGGGAAGGCATTGATGATGTTTTTGGACACCAAAATATCAGGCTCGACCTCGGTCAAAGCGTCCTGTTCTCCGGTCGCAAGGTCGGTGTAAACCAGCTTCGGGTGCTTTTCCTTGCCAAAGATGATGCGCGTGGTCAATGTGTTGGTCGTGTCGTTGACCGTCAGTCCGGCAATATCTGCCAGGATCTCCCGGGCTACAAAGTCTGCATGACGTGCGTTGAACACGGCTTCTGTTGCCAGAACGTCATTGTCGCAGTATTCCGCGACCTTGTCCCAAAGGCTTTTCGGCACGGGCTGGTCCCATGGTAAGCCGAGCTCTTGGTGATGGATGCCCAGCTCGATTTCAAACTTCTTCAGGCTCTGCTTTTTGGCAGAGAAGTCATAAATATCCGTGTAGGACAGGTTATACGCCTCGCCAAAGAAACCCGTGTGCTCGTTGATGATGCGGTTCGACAGCGCATAGAGCTGCTCTGTCGTCCACCCCAGCATGCAAGCCCAAAGCATATGATTGTCGTACTTGCGGTTATTAAAGCCGACGAGCCGGTAGTTTGTCAGTGCTTCGACCTCGCTGGCGGTAGGATTCACCATGCGATGAACCGGCTTATCCTCGCCTGCCAGTTTCCAGTTGATGAGGAAAAGGTTCGGAAAAACCTCACAGTCAAAGAACGCGATAGGGGCCTCCAAAATATCAGTCTCGCTCTTTGCTTCCTCTTTGGACTTGAAATGCATCTTTGCCACCGTCTTGACACAAATATCAGCCTGATTCGTGCTGCTTGCGGCAAAGAGCAGGATAGCATTGCGCATATCGTCCACATCATAGACCACGTTGCCCTCGTATGCCTCCTCCATGACATGGGCAATAAAATCCACATTCGGCTTCGTGTAAGGGCTGATTTCCTTGGCAAGCGCCTTTTTGATCAGTATCCTCAGATGCCTTTCGTTCTGGACCTGCTTTGCATCGACCATTTTTTCTCCCTTCAACGGCAGACCACTGCTGATAGAAGCCACCGAAATATCATTGCATTTCGACAGCTTTCTCCGCAGTGAAGATTTCCCGGTAAATACTTTGACTTCGATGTTTTCGTCGTAAATGCGGCTGAGCTTTGCAACATCGCCAGTGTAAATATAATGCAGATGGATTCCCGCACCGGATTTACTCAGCTCCGCATAAGTCCGGGGCCATTTGGATGCGGCTTTAAGATTTTTCTCAAAGCACTTCTTTCCATCCGGTCCCGGAATATCAAAGTCGATGACGATATGCTCCTGCGGAATCCGCACGTAATGAAGCCTCGACGTATCAAGGTCAGATAGCGTCGTGCGGACATCTTCCCATTTATCGGTCGGGGTTCCGTTCTCATTGGCATATTGTGCAGGGCATCCCGCGCAAATATCATCCAGAAGCGAGTGCTGCTCTTTGAACTCGATCCATGATGAAGCAGGTGGCTCAGATATTCCCTCTTCCGCAGGTTTTGGGTCTGCAAACTCAGGGAACTTGTCCACCTTGAAACCACTGTAGTAGCTCCGAACGCGCTCCCCGTTCACATCGGCTTCCCTTTCCTTGTAATCGGAGAAGTAATTCATCAGCTCCTCACGGAATGCTCTGCGCGAATACGGATATTGGACATTCGTTTCGGCGTTGTAGTCCTTGTACATGGCCCATGCACGCTTCAGCGACACGCCGTCCTCCTTCTTAAAAATATAAAAGGAGTCCAGCATAAAGTTATAGAAGTCGTTGGACGCACCCAGCATCCGGGTCGGGATGTAATCGTCGTACCGGCGCGGATTTGCCTCATAGACCTCCTTGCAGTGCCACGCAATGCCGCCAAGTTCAAAGTTCACCTTGTCCACAAGGTCAAGATACTTCTTAGCAGGCAGCTTGTTACCGGTTGGCGTCACGTCGATGAGTCTTCGGATAAGGCCCGATTTTGCATCGGTTATCTTGACTGCCTTGTTGGTACCAAGGAAAAGGAAGCAGTTGAACCTCGTGGGATATTGACTTTTGAACTTCTCATTGACCAGCATCGTCTCGTGGGAGACCAGCGAGTTCAGCCGGGTGTTGTCCTCGATGCGGGAAAGGTCACCGTCGTGCTGGATAGAAACAAGTGGATTCGACTTAAACGCCTCCAGCGCGAATGCATTGGAGGATGAACCCAGCGCCCTCGAGTCGAACACGCCGCAGTAGCCCTCGAAAAGCTTCTGGACGATGTTCAGCACAGTAGATTTACCGCTTCCCGGGTCACCATACAGCACAATGAACTTTTGGACTTCCTTCGAGGCACCATTCACAACTGCACCGATAGCCCATTCCAGCTTTTCGCGTTCCTCCGGAGAATATAAAACGCCCATGAGTTCGTCATAGGCGTTTATACTTCCGGGTTCCAGCGGATACGGCAGACGCTTCGAGGCGTAACTTTCCTTTTTGACCGGAGTGTTGGAAAATATCAATACCTCGTCCAGTGGGTGAAAGTTATCCCGCATCTGCCTCTGACAGTATTTGTGCCAGTTGTCGATCATGCCGGACTCCGCATCCCACATATAAAGTACATGAAACCCGTTGTTATGGGTCTTCTGGTACTCATCTGCGTAGGTACGAAGTTCCCGGTCGATGGTTCGGATGACGTCCTGCTCGTCCGTACTCCAAAGCCCCCGCTCTTCCATCCAAATGGCGTAGAAGTCAGAGCCACGTATCATCAAATCGTTCGGCTTACCGACGATGAACTTCGGATAAATCTCCGTTACGCCCCGCTTTCCCGGGCGGGTGTCGATTTTGAAGAAATCGCTCATGATGGATCGATTTCCTCCTTTCTGTGAGATTTATTCCGGCTTCTTCGTAATGCTGGCCATGCCGTCGCAGCAAATAACTTTTTCGGACACAGTCGGAGAGTCCTGATCTTCTTCGCTGTGCTGGTCATAGTTGTGGTGCATCATAGCAAGCTCTGCTTCCGTGTCGCGTGCTTTTGCCTCCACTTTCTTAAGCTTCTCGTCGCTCTCGCCCAGCATCCTGCAGGCAGTAAAGCCCAGCCATGCAAGGCCCGCGATGAGAATGTTCCTTCTCAAGAGTTTGCCCTTCTGCTTCCGGATGGTCTTTTCGGCCAGCTCAAGGGCAGTCTTGGTGGTCGCCAGTTCGTACATGACATTCATCATTTCCATTGTTCATTTTCCTCCAGTAATTCAGGTCAGCAAATACCAGCCGACCAAGGTTTTTCGTATCTCGGCATGACGTTATCCTCAGAAGTACCCTTCCATCGTCGAAGTTCTCTTCGATAACGCCTTCCATCGGGATGCAGATTTTCGACACATAAACGTCAGGTTTCATTTTCTGCCAACCAGCCCATCAGCTGGTACCAAATATCAATGGTACGCATGTCCTCTTTCGGATGCACCAGCGTGAAAAGTCCACCGGCACCGTTGGGCTGATATTCCCGGGCATTGAATCGGTCCAGCACACTCTGCGCCCGCTCCTCGTTGAAGCGGGTATCGTCCATTGCCACAAGCCCGAGGCTCACGACCATGTTCCAGAACCACTGCCCCACCCGGTTTCCGGATGCAGCATCTTCCAGGATGTGCTCCTCGATGCGGATGGACAGTGCCACCATCATCTCAAGCATGCTGCACGGAATACCGGCGAAAGCGTCCTGAACCTCCTGATACACGACATTTTGCGTCTGCGCAAACCGGTATCGCAGGTCGAGGCCGTCCTCTGCGCGAGCCCCATCCAGCTCACAAGACGGGGTAAAGTTCTGGTTGTATAAGAAAGTGAGCAGTCTGTGGAACGAAAGCCCCCTCGGCTCCCAGTCTCCACAGACCCGCTCATAAAGCCAGTCAAAATATCGACCGGCAAGGTCTGTGTATATCATTCGTCCTCCTCATCCGGGTGCAGGTCACAGAAGCTCTGGTTCACCTGCAGGATCTCGTAATCCTTGTGATAGTTGTGGTTTCGGACATGGATGGTGCTCGGCATGAACTCGCCGAAGTGCGTCAAGGCCTCATCGCCGATGGCTCTGGAAATATCATCCTCATCCATCGGCTCGTCTTCGCCGTCGAGTACCAGCTTGCCATCCGCATAGAAGCTCAGAAAGCTGGTCTCATAATTCTCATCTGTACCAAACTCATCCGGCTCGATGATCTCGATGGCCTGCTCCGGCTTCCGAATATCTTCCGGGTCGCTCTCGGTGCGGTAAGGCCCCATCGCCAGCTCGAAGCCCTTTTGGTTTGCCTTTTTCTCGACCTCTTCGTCGAGATTGGCTTCCCGCTTTTCCCAGTGTGCCTTCAAGTCCTGCGCCTCCTTCCTATATTTTTCGTCATAGGCACGCCGCATTACAGTGTGCATAAAGTAAGCTCCGGCTGCAAAGCCAGCGCCAAAGAGCAAAATATCATGCATTGCGTTCTTCATCGGGTTCTCCTTTTACGGTCATCATGGTGAATGCCAGCCCACCAAAGAAAAGGGAGACGCTCATAAGAACGCCTCCCACAACATGGCGCTTGCGCTGGGTGTCGGTCAGATAGTCCAGAAACAGGAACACGTTTTCCAAACTGTCCATAGCAAATATCCTTTCACTCAGCAAGAACAGCCAGACCGGAAGCAAAGCACACCCCGGCCATGACTGCGAATACATAAGAGAGTCTCTTTGCGATCCTTGCCATAGCTACCCCTCCAAAATATCAGTCTCAGATCTTGTCGATGATGGGCCCGTCGCAGTTGAAGTGGAGCATCACAGAACGCTCGTCGCCGTTGATAAAGTCGTTCAGAGCTTCATTGCCCGGGACATAGCAGTGCGTGCCGAGGCTGACGCAGTTCTGCTTCGTTTCGTCCTTCGGGTCATAGATCCAGCCCGCGACCTGACCGACCGCCGTCCGGTGGCAGCCCTTGCCGTAGGGGTCCAGCATATCGATGACTTCGTTCAGAAACAGATGCCCGTTCGTTCTGAGTTTGCGGTTCGCCGCATTCTCCACATTCCGGATGGTCATGGCGTTCAGCATGGAGTCCTTCTCCCAGAGGCTGCAGCTCTCGTCAAAGATCATGGAGTACGGGTCGTTGGCATCCCGAGCAACATCTGTGTACTCCCGGATGACTTCTTCGGTGCCGTCCTCGTTCTTAGCCGTGGACTCCACTTCAACTGCCTTGATGTTATGCTCCAGCTCCCGCTGCACACGGTCGCCGAAGCGCTCCGTAACACGGCCTTTGTACTCGTTGAACGCCTTGTCGATGGCGATGTAGGCCGCGGTCAGGCTTGCGTTGCGCTTAGACATGATATGATGGCTGCCGAACATGCAAGCCAGTGAGATACCGCCCAGCGTCACCGCAGGGGCATAGACCTTTGCCAGCCATACGGCGGTGTGGACATAAGTGGCAGTAATATCTTTTTTCATATCATCTGCCGTGTAGGTCTCGCCATCTTTCAGCTGCATCTCGCCGCTGTCCACCTGTGCTTTGGTGGTGTGGATGGTCTCGATCTGAGCGTTGTGCTCTGCGATGATCTCTTCTGCCTTGAGCGTTGCCTTGCAGGCCAGAACAGCCGCCGTGACGCCGCCGATGGCCGCACCTACGATCATAATGGTGGGGCCGGCTTTCTTGAGCTTGAACTTGCCCTTTGCCAGCATCTGGGTCGCCTTGAGCATCATTTCTTCTTTTTTCATAAAATATCAGTCCTTTCTGTTAAGTCAGAGGCACCGGCTTCGGGAACACGATGCTGTACCCGCCGGGGACGTTCTTGATGTATGCGCCGGTCAAGTCCTTCCAGCCATACTTGTTGTCGGTAAAGTTGCAGGTCATACCCGCAAGGTCGTAGAGGTCGCCGATGGATACCTGCCCATATTCCCGGATGGCTTCCCACATCTGGTCGAGAATGCCTTCCATGTCTGCCCGGGAGTCCGAGGTCAGGTTCTGCCAGTTCGGGATGACCCGCTGGTTCACCGGCTGACTCCGGTTGGGGTTGGCGTAATAGCGGTCGTAGCTGTTGCTGGAGCCGCGTACATAGTTTGAGCTCTGCGAGCGGGATCTGTCCTCGCCAAATATCATGAGGCTCAGCGCCGAGCTGAAAATGCTCCAGATGCCGTTTTTCAGCATCGGGATGGCATAGTCGTTGATGATGCGCTCCTTCACGGTGGAAAGGTCTTCTGCGAGAAACGCGCTTGCCACCTTCTGAATATCAGTCTGCTGGCGTACCGTGACTTTGCCGGTCGTCACCTTCTCCAGCTTTTTCTTCGGCTGCTGACCGGGGATCTGGTTCAGGCTGCTCGTGGGCATATCGATTTTTGCCATGTTGTCGTCCTTTCAAAATAAAAAAGTAAGAGCTGCAGATTTCTCTACAGCTCTCGCTTTATCTGACATTAGTTCTCCTCTTCACAAGTTTCCTCGTCAGAAGTCACATCCTTCGACTCCACGTCGATGACCTCGTTCTTGTTCGCCTTCTTGCTGGCCATCTTCTCCTTGATGTGCTTGAAACCCTTCTTTGCAGCAGGGATGCCATACTTCACACCAGCGCCGATGAGCAGCGCAGCGCCAACACCGATCTTGACGATCTTGCCAAGATCGAGGTTTGCATTGCTCTCACAGCCGCAGTCCGAAGTATAGCCCTCCGCCTCAGCAGGGACCAAGTTCTCAACAGGAGCGTTCTCCATCATAGAAGTCTCGTTCTCCATAGTCACATTGTTCATTTCGTCCATTTTTGTTACCTCTTTCTTAAATATAAGTTTATAATGTCGGAGTATTACCTCCATAAGACAAGCTGAATTTTTCGCGCCGGGGTCTGAAAATATCAATACCCCAGCCATTTCGGAGGCGTGTTGTAGTCCAGTACCAGACAAGGCATTCCCTCTTCGTCCACACGAGAACCGTAGAACGTATCCACCATCATGCAACTCTGGGTGTCCCAGCCCAGCAGGTCACCGTTCTTGCAGTGCTCCATGCCGAGGTAGTCGTACAGGTCGCTCTCCGTAACGCTCAAATCGCTGAGAAGCTGCTTGTTCAGGCCGTTCAGCGCCTTCTCAATGGCGTTCCGCGTCGTCCAGAAGTATTTCCCGGACAGGCTCTCCCAGCATTTCACCTTCTTGTCATAGGACACATCATCCGGTGCGAGGTTCTTTGCAGTCGGGATCTCATCCGGTTCCGGACACTTTGCCATCTTTTCCAGCGTGACCGCCTCTTTGATCTCCTGTGCTTTGTCCTCGCCGATGGTTGCAGCCACCTTGTCCTGATAGCTCCGCAGAGCCGTCTCCGACATGGTGTAAGCCGCTGCCAGCGCAGCATTTCTCCGGTCATTGACGCTGCTTGCTCCGATGATGCACCCAGTCGAGACTGCCATAGAGATAGCGGTAGGAATGTACACCGGTGCCGCCGTCTTCACGATGGTTTTGGCATCCAGTTTCTCGACGCCCAGCTCTTTCTTCTTCTCGTCCAGCAGGATCATCGCCTTGGGCGTTGCGGTGATTGCAAAGCCGACTGCAGTAAATGCACCCGCAATGCCGAAGCCCAGCAGGATCTTCGAGCCGTTCCGGCTGAGCGTCCTCTTCGCCGTTTTGGTCAGTGTTTTCCAGTTCATGTTCATGCCTCCAAAATATCAATGAATTTATAAAAAGAAAGAGCCGTAGATTTCTCTACAGCTCCCGCCTTTTCAGATGTGTCCATTCTGTTTCAAGTTCTGAAACCGAATCCTGCTTCCACGCTGACTTGTCAGCTCTCCGGAGATGGTGTCATAGATGTATTCGTATGTCCGGATCGGCAGGGTCAGCACATACCGCATCGTGCCATCCAGCACGTGCAGCAGTCTCCTGCCGAAGTCCTTCCATAACTTCATCATAGCATCATCCACCTGAGCGTAATAGTTGCGATCATACATAATTCAAATCTCCTTTATCTGTTCAGTTTGGATCTTCTTCCATAAAGCAGACTGAATTTTTCGCGTCAGTTCGCGTTGTTTTTCTCGGCCAGCTGCTTGCGCACCTCTTCCTGCACCATGTCATGTAGTTCGTCCTCGCTCTTCTGGTCCTCGATCAGGTCATGCCCGAAGCCCAGCAGTGCGCTTCCTGCCAGCAGTGCGATGCTTGCCACTCTCCACCAGTTGATCTTAGCCATTGTTAGCCTCCTTCAGCTCTTTTGCAGTCTCCACGTAGTCCGGCGACTCATAGTTCAGATAGTTGTTCACAGGGTCGAGCATGGGTGCCAGATAGTAGACTTCCAGCCCGTCGTCGGTCGTCTGCTTGTCATACTCAAAGTCCATCCAGTAAGAATCCAAGTCATAGACAAGCTGGTCGATGCACCAGCCGCGCTCGTCACCGTCCGGCAAGAACGGCAGCTCGTCCGAGCACAGGTAGTCACACCACGCATTCACGGAGACACAGCCTTCCGTCATCAGTTCCCGGTTGAACCAGTACGATGCCTGTGTCACATCCGCCATAGTGGCATGGAAATATCTTTTTGTCGCAGGCTCGTAGAACAGCCGGATAACGTCCCCGTCCTTGTCACGCTTGACCTCCTCCGCGACGCTTGCGTGAAGCTGCTGCTCTTCTTCCCTGCCGATGCGCTCAGCCACCTGCCTGCGGTACTCCTGATAGGTCTTGCCCAACGCCATGTAAGCGGCGCTCAGGCGTGCGATCTCCTTCCGGCTCAGCATGTTTGCGCCCACGATGCAGCCGATGGTGCCAGCGCCCACCACAGCCGCCGGAATATAAAAGTGCCAGCAGTCCAGCACTTTCTGCCTGGTGTCGTACTCCGGGATGTCCTTGTTCAGCTCCATCAGCTTTTCCGCCTTGATGGTCGCCTTGCCGGTCTCAATGGCCGTCAGCACCACACCCATGGATGCACCGATGGCCAGAAGCGTCCCGCCGTTTTTCCGAAGGAATCGCGCGCACGTTTTCGTCAGTTTCATTGTCAAACCTCCCTTGAAATTTAAGGAACCCGAGCCTCGCTTCGCTGTTTCCGCCACTGGCGGCGCTCAGCTTGTCTCCATTTTGAAAAATAAAAGAGCCTACGATTTCTCGTAAGCTCTCATGGTCAGTTCTTCCGTTTGGTATAACTTTCCATGAAGAAGTCCATGTACGTAACAAATACGGGTTTGAAAGTATGCCTTGCAATACAAGAAAGTCCGTCTGCACCAATGTAGTTTCCTCTATCATAGAGTCTACGCCATGCTAGGCAGTATCCGTTCAGTCCTCCATATACAAACAGCATAAATCCAATCATTCCCATAATACCAATTTTCAATGCTTTCTTCATAATTGTTCAACCTCCAAAATATAATTCTGAGACTAACCATCTCATAAAGCACACTGAAAATTTCGCGTCACAGCACCCCGGCCTGCTTCAGAATTGCCATCAAGTCTGCCTTGCTCATCTTGGCATCAATGTCAAGATGCAGGTGAACTCTCTTCTCATCCTCGCTGTACCCGGCAAAAATATCATTGAGCTTCACTTCCGTGCTCTTGTAGCCCTGCTTCTGTACGGCCTTGTTGATGGTCCGTGCAGCGACGCCGCGCAGAAAGCTCGACTGGATGTGCATAATATCCTCCATCACAAATCCTCCACTGTATCGTAAAATAGCCGTGTCTCTTCGTTCATCTTCAGGTACTTGATATAAATACGTTCATCGGAACCGTCTCGCTCAAGTGCCTCTTCAAGTTTGTTCTTCTTTTCTTCGGCGACAACTCGATTATCGAAAACGCCATAGATATAAGTGTGGCCTTCGTCAGAGCCATCTTCGGATATAAAACCAAACACCAAGTAAATGTCCATATTGTTCGACCTCCAAAAATAAAATGAAAAAAAGATAAGAGGGCGTGTATCTATCAGATATTATCCTCCAGATTGCTCTCTTGCATCTTCTTCAACATTTCCTTTTCAGCCTTGTAGTCCGTCCACTTCTCGTAAGCCACACATGCTCCGATGACTGCTGCATACAGTCCCAGAACAATGCCGCTCCACTTAAAGCTGTCGCCCCAAGTAACAGGTTTGTTCATAAAGTTCTTAATAGCTTTCATCATAGTAATTTCTCCTTTCAATGTAAGCCCTCTTACCTCCATAAAGCAAGCTGAATTTTTCGCGCCGGACAAAAAGAAAGAGCCTATGTTTCCATAAGCTCTTCCCGAGATAAAGCCGATGCTACGTCGTTTGCCGGTCTATCGTAAAAATATCAGTCTTTCGACGGCCGGAAAATCTGTACAAACAGCCACATCACGAGTGCCACAGCGCACCCGATCAGGAATGTTGTAATGATCTGCCCGACCGAAATCGTATAGTTCCAAATTTTCTTAAAAATAGATTCATTCATAATACGTTCTCCTTTATTTCGGGCTTTATCCCATAATATGAGGAGATTTTTTCGCGTCCGGGCAAAAAGAAAAGAGCCTACGATCTCTCGTAAGCTCTCCTCGAAAATATCAATGACTTATGCAGTTTTCTTTACTATGACACTATTTTCGTATAGCTCATGAGGGGCTATATCCTGGCCTGAAGGCCATTCGATGCCTATACCTCCTGGCAGCATCTGAACTGTTCTGAAATAGTCTTCATCCTTTAGCTGCCCATACCATGAGCCGGTTGCGTACGGTGCCACATCGAACAGCTTCACTTCTCCAGTCTCATAATAGAGGCGAAGCTTCAGTGAATCAATGGGCTCAACTTTAATAAGCTTCGGCTGCAACATAACAGTCACTCCTTACTTCAGAGGATCAATGCGGAAGAACTGTTCGCCGTTGGACAAGAGCTTCCAGTTTGCCGCCAAATCATCCTTGTGAATCTCCATCCATGCATCCAGAAGCTTCATCTGGCTCTTAGGAAATTTTCCTTCCAGAATCGTTCCGTCCAGAGCAACTACGATTTCCTGTCCGGAATATTCTGCGTGAATGTGAGGCGTATTATGCTTCCCGCCTATTTCGCGGTACATCCGAACAATAATGCCGTAAAACATACATAATACAGGCATTTTTAAGCACCTCCAGTCAATTCTTCTATTTATATTATATCAAAGTCCAGTGAAAAAATAAAGACCCTCAAATCGGTACATGGTCAAAGCTGGTCTCCCAGCGTTCTTTCTTGAGCGGTTTCATCCGCAGCGCCCACATGAGCTGTCGGACAGTGACCGTCGGAAAGTACCCGTGCGAGTCCTTCTTCTTTGCGTGAGCATCAAAATACTCCTTGAATCCGATGCGCAGATAAATTTTGTCGGTCAGCCACGGGTCGATAGGCCCCCAGTAGGTCGCTTTGGTTTCCTCGTTGTAGCGCTGTTGGATGACGCATAGTCCCTTGTCCCCTTCCATGTAAAGGGTCGAAACACGGTATACCGGATGGTCACAGCGGTATACCTTACCGTAGTAGTTCGTCCAGATGTCGGGTGGCTCTTCATGGTATCTCATAAAAATAAAAGAGAGCCCGAAGCTTTCGCCTCGGACTCTCCTGTCCTCCTTACTTTCTAAAGATGTTCTGCATCAAAGTTCTGGAACCATCCTTGAATGTCGGCGACAGCGGAATGTGTCCTTCTTCCTCGTTGAACCATCCGTTCACCTGGTTCCATACGAATAAGCCGCCCATGATGAGCGTTCCGGCAATGCCGCCCACGGTCTTCAGAATTTCGACCCTGCGGTCAGAGTCAGCCTTCTGCACGTCGGCTTTCACCTGCTGCCACTTCAGCTGCAGTTCGTCTTCCTTCGCAGTTTTGCTGTTCTCTTCCGCAGTCTCGTTCATCTGCATCTCATGGAGCTTTGCCAGGCTGTTCACCGCAGCGGTATACTCCTCAGAACCGGGTTTCATCGTTTTCAGCGATTCCATCCCACTTTCCAAAGTCTCGTTCAATAATGTTTTGTTTTCCATTTTGATCTTCTCCTTTATCAGTAAATCCGGAGTTTCCTCCGTTAAACGGACTGTTTTTCTCGCGTCTCCAGCGGTTTCACTTTCAGCACCACATATTCAGAGCTTTCCAGATATTCCACGGATGTCGTCAAGTCGAGAAAAATATAAGGCTGTTCGTTCTCGTCTCCGGGGGCGATCATCAAGTTCCCGACCGCGTTCCTGCCGTGTACGCACTTCCACCCGACCGAAACACCGAACAGAAAGCCCAGCACGATAAATATCAATGCAAGCAGGTAAACCAGATAAACCATTTCGATTTTCTCCTTTGTAATATTCTGCACCGCCTTTTGGGCGAATGCGTGATGAAAAAAAAAATAAAGGGCTGCAGATTTCTCCACAGCCCTTGTCGGCTCAGATGTCGTTGCGAATCAGAAACAATTCTCCTCTGTTGCAAGCAGCTCGTACCAGACCACTGGCCCGGATCAAGTTTATCGCGTTCGTGTAAGATGCCTGCGCTGTCGAGGCATTCGCATACTCGCCTGTACCAATGTACATAACTTTCTGGTTGCTCTCGATAAACACACGGATCTTGTCCATCGCGTTCACATAACCGCGGTCGTAAGTAGCCTTTACTCTCTTGTAATGTTTCATCGTAAAAATCTCCTTTCGTTCTTCGGAAGACATCTTCTTCCATAAAAGAAGCAGAGTTTTTCGCGTCTAACTTAGAATAGAAAAAAGAAAGAGTCCGAGTTTCCCCAGACTCCGTCTTCGGTCGAATGTTTTATCGTACGCCCATGTAGTATTCGGTAATAAGCTCAAGTTCGTTGCGTTCCACCTCCGGGTAAGAGGCGTTCATCGTCTCGTTAAATCCCTTCTCGATAGAATCCATCATTTCCTCGAAACCCTTAACAATATACTTAAACATAGTAGTTACCTCCTATTATTAACATTTCTTTCCATAATAGGAGCTGAAAATTTCGCGCCCGTATGCAAAAAGAAAGAGCCGCAGATCTCTCCGCAGCTCTCGCCTTTCAGTGTTACTTTTTCATCCTCTGTCTCACCTCTTCCGTCTTTGCTCCGACATAGCCGATCAGCTTTGCCAGCAGCACAATAATCAGAATTGCAATGATCAAAGTAAACATAATAAATACCACCTTTCTCATAAAGGCAGCTGATTTTTTCGCGTCACTGCCGCTCGATACTCAGCAGCCAGAAGAACTTGCGGTAGAAGTCGTAGTACATCTGGGAGCCGCACGGACATCCCCTTGCACGAAGACTCCTGTATGACAGTCCTTCCGTTACACCTTTCCGGATGTACGTTTGGAGCGCCGGTTCCATTTTGGCAATGCAGCGGTCAATGAGTTCAATGTGCTGCGAATAATACGCCCTCAGCATTCCCTCTCGTGCAGTCGGATCTGATGGTATGTTGCTCTTTACAATGCCACCCATATCTCCCTCCTGCGCTCGCCAGCCATCCAGCCTTGCCAGTGCCCGTTTCCAGTCGTTGTACTGAAAGCAGAAGTTCTTAAGTTCCAGGTATCGATACTTCGGCAGACGGTAGGGATTCTTTCTGGAGAGTTCCGGTTTCTCGTGTTTCATTTTCCTTGACCCCATTTTGATAAATTTCAAGTGCGCTCTCGCGACATCTTGATTTATCAAATGGTAACAATGGAAATGGACTCCTGCGTCATGAACTTGTTGATGTCGAGGCAAAAGAAAAGAGACACAAGATCTCTCCTGCGTCTCTCGTCTTGTAATCGTCACATCCGAGCTTTAGGTGTCTGTTTGTGTCTTTGGTGTCATCTTGGTGTAAAGCAACGAATTTCTCTTAAATAATTGTCGCTGTTACGATTCTTTCCATTCAGTGATAACTTGTTTCCATAGTAATTCCTTATATCAAATCGATTTCAAATGG